CGCTGGGAGAACTCCAACTACCTGGCCTGGGTTAAAACACAGCCATGTGCATGCTGCGGCCAGCGTGCCGACGATCCTCATCATTTAATCGGATGGGGGCAGGGTGGAATGGCAACGAAGGCCCACGACATTTTAGTTATTCCGCTTTGCCGAATTCATCACACGGAACTGCATAACGACCCGGGCAAGTTTGAGCGCAAGTATGGCGCGCAACCGGCACTGATTATTAATTTGCTGGACCGGGCCTACGCGCTCGGCGTTCTGGCGTAAGGAGAGTTACAGATGACACCACGTCAACGCCGCAATCACGTAGAGGCTCTAGGTAAAGCAGCTGCAGCACCACGCAAAAGCTGGCTCGGTAAATTCAAACCATTAACGGGCGTGCAGTCTGGATGGATTAAGTCGTTGCTTACGGTTTGGGGGGAAGTTGCTGGAGGGAAAACTCGTGCCCAGTATCGGCTGGAGAACTGCAGCCAGTTCTGGTCTGAGGTAAAGCAATCAGAGTGGTCGGATACCCAGCTTTCCCGGATTACCGAGGCGTTGGCTACAGCCCGTGAAGAAGGGTTTCGTGGGGTTCAGGCTGCGCTGCGCGCTAAAGCCATTCTGTGGCCTGTTACCCTGTCAAAATTGATTGATGATAGCGAGCGCCGCGATGACTCGGACTTTATCGAACAGGTAATGCTGGCAACCTTCGACTCTCAAGATCCCGTTTATCTGGTCGGGCTGCAGTTTTACACCACTCGTAAGAAGATTTCAGACATCACCCGAGAGCTTCAGGCCGTGGCCCCATGGCTGACTAACGGCGAGGCCCGTAAGCGTGTTCGCTGGTGCCTTGAGATATTTCAGGCGAAGGTGTTTCTGGCCGTTCGCCGGCAGATCGAAGTAGAGAAACATTGAGGGACACGTCGAAAATTTTCAAAGAGGTGTTGAAAACGGGCCAGAAAAGTGAATAATCCATTCATGCTTGGCAGAGCTGCGCCACGATGGCAGCGTTGAGAAGCCCTTATCAGACAAATTCAAAAACCTCGCTCAGGCGGGGTTTTGTTGTTTCTGGGGCAGCCAATAGGGGGGGGGTTAATCCCCGCATCTAGCTAGGCCCAATTAAATCACAGAGCCTCTCCCGTAGACGATGGCAGGAAGACTTATCTGTGGGTTTGTATCCTTGATTGACGGCGAGAATAATTTACGCAAAATTATGCCTGTGGCGAATCCTTTCTCAGCGAAAGGGCGTTCCTGTCGACTGTGAATTGCAGATATGCTCGCGGCCTTACTGACACGGGGTGAGGTCACCGGGAGGCACCCGGCGCCACAAACTCTCTCACATATCTCTTTTATCCATAATCACCCATACTTGAACGCATAAGGCGGAACAGAGACTAATAAGACGGGAGTTATGGAAGAAGGTTTCTACTGGATACATCATACCGGCAGAGTGCAGGTTGCGTACTACACCAACGACGTGACCGATGACCTTGAAACGGGTCAGGAAATCACAGGGGTGTGGCATTTGACGCAGGGTGATGACCTTTGCAACAACGGCGAGGCTGAGGTTCTAAGCGGGCCGTTGATGCCACCAGAATTATTTTAGCCTGCAATTCTGTGTTCTTTTTCATGTGTATCAGAACTGGTGCTATCTTTAAATCGTGAACCAAGCCATAAGCCCTCAATGGATATCCTGACCGGGAAGTGACTCTGCTCGACACAGATGATAAATGGATGATGGCTAGGTAAATCACCTACCTACTTAGATTTTCCAACTTAGTTAGGCCTGCTGAATAAGCGGGCCTTTTTTTATTCCCCTCATTTCTGAGAGGACTCACAGCAATACGAGGGGTCTTAATGTCCGATCCTGTTTCTGGCACTACGGTAGCCGCTGGTGGTCTGATGGGGGCCAGCATGTTTGGCCTGGCAACCGGCATTGATTACGGAGTGGTGTTTGGTGCATTTGCAGGCGCTGTTTTTTATGTTGCAACGGCGGTAAACATCACCCGGCTTAAGCTGGTTGGATACTTCATCACATCATTCATCTTTGGCGTTATCGGCGCGCCTCTGCTTGGCTCTTACTTCTCCAAATGGACGGGTTATAGCGACAGGCCACTTGATGCGCTGGGGGCGGTTATCGTAGCCGCTATTGCTATTAAGCTGCTGACGTTCGTCAACAGTCAGGATTTGGGCAGCCTGTTTGGAATTCTTTCTCGCTTACGCGGAGGAGGGACCAGCAATGGTAACAAGTGATCCGAGTGCGGTGGCGAATGCTCTTATCAGTGGAGTGATCGTCGTTGCTCTAATGTTCTACCAGCGCGGTGGGGCGAGACATCGCCCTCTGATATCACTGATGGCTTATTTCACTGTGCTGGTATACGCCAGCGTCCCTTTTCGTTACCTGTTCGGCCTGTACCATGAATCACACTGGTTTGTGGTACTGGTGAACGTCCTGATTTGCGCCGCCGTGCTTTGGGCTCGCGGTAATCTGGCAAGATTACTAAAACCAATAATGGATTAAAAAAAAGAGCTGAAGCGACATCACTTCAACTCTTTAAAGCCAGTAAAGGCGCAGGTCATTATTTGAGGTGGATTGTGATCTAGGTCACATTTTATTGCATCCTTTTTGTACTTTTTTTAACCTATTAATTCTGGCGGTTGTGCACAGAGTGTTCTTATGAATCTAAAAAAATTTCAACAGGCGGCTAATATCAGCGCCGAGTTAGCTACGCGTTGGTTTCAGGCAATCTCTGGCGCGATGAAAGAGTTCGAGATCACCAATCCTGTAGACCAGGCGATGTTTATTGCTCAAGTAGGGCATGAATCAGCTGGTTTCACATTGCTGGTGGAGAGTTTCAACTATCGCATCGCGGGCCTCATTAACTTCATCCGCGCAGGACGCCTCACTGCTGACCAGGCTAACTCACTTGGCCGTCGTTCTGAAGAGCGTACTCTACCGATTGAGCGTCAGCGTGCCATTGCGAACCTGGTATATAGCAAACGCATGGGGAACAATGCCCCCGGCGATGGCTGGTTATACCGTGGTCGCGGTCTTATCCAGATTACGGGTCTGAACAATTATCGTGATTGTGGCAACGGCCTGAAGGTGGATCTGGTTAAGCAGCCAGAGTTGCTGGCTGAAGACGTTTACGCCGCCAGAAGCGCGGCGTGGTTTTTCGCTACTAAGGGATGCCTGAAGCATTCCGGCGACCTGGTTCAGGTGACAAAGATTATCAATGGCGGCACGAACGGACTTGAAGACCGTAGGACTCGTTTCGGGAAAGCCAAAATCGCATTAGTGTGAGGTTGATATGGGAACAGTTCAGTTAGTTATAACCATCGCGGTTGCTGTAATTGGTGCTATCGCAGCTGCTTTCGGTATCGGTCATTCACGCGGCACCAGCAAAGCAGAAGCCAAAGCCGATCAGCAGCGAACGGAAGATAAGGCTTCCGCCAAAGAGGCAGTAGCAGAACGCCGGGTAGAAGCCATTAAAGAGGCCAGTAATGTACAGCAGAGTGTTAACCGCATGCCTGATGACGATGTTAATCGCGAGCTGCGTGAATCGTGGAAGCGTCCCGGTGGTGGTTGATACTGCATGTGACTGGGTGAAGCCAATCTACCTGACTGATCACGACATCGAGGTTATGGACCGCCAGACGAAGAAAGATGTACTGGCACATAACAAAGCGTGGCGAGGGAACTGCAGCTGAAAAATATCCCTTCCGAAATGAAATCCAGCAGTTCAGAAGGGAGACCAAAGTGGTCATCGTTTCAAGGTGTTCAGAGAGTAGTACAAAGGATGAGATAAATCTTAACCATTAGAATATAAAACTATTTCTCTTCCATTAAGGTTTTATCTAATGCCGAGTCGTTATCATTTTTTAAAAGCACAAAAATTCAATGCAACTCACACTAAAAATTACTCCATACACTATTTTTAAATGGCACAAATGATTCGACATCTTTGTCATTCAAGTTAATCCCCCTAAGCGGCGGGGCATCCAGTAGAAGCTGGACGAATGCGAATTTGCTTACTGGAGTGAGTTCACCGGGAGGGACCCGGAGCTTGAGCTGAAGACTAAGGGAATTGATATAACATCGAACGAAGTGTGATTTGCTATCTACATTACTGCTTGACCCAGGCCAGTTCTGTCCGAGCTGGTCTTTTTTTATAAAAAAAAGCCCTCTGGGAGAGGGCAACACAGATACATATTTGCTTAAGTTTGAACTCTTAGGCCCACAGCCCTCATCCATGAGGTAACCCTGGTGTTGGTAGGAGCCCGCACAGGGATTAAATAATTCTGGAACAAAATTTCAGGCACACCAGCTCGAAATGTGGTTTAGGATTATTCTTTTGTTGAGTGTATGTTCATAATAATACGGCAGAATTTAGCTTTTCTACAATCGATTGCAGTAGAAGTTAAATGCCTCTTCAGCTCATTAACGATTCGCAAGCTAAGATTCTTGTAAAGAAGCGATTGATTGCGAGAGGTTTGATTGTCCCAGATTATAGTTTTTGCTGACAACGCATCACCAAGACTGCTTAAGGTTCCTGAGTACAAAAGCCAAATTAAGTATCTCTACTCAAATGGTGAGGTTAAGTGGCTTAATGTAGTGATGTATTTCGCAACATTTCTGAGCGGAAAAACAAATGTAGTCCTCATCGCATCTGACAGGTCTCTAACCAGACAAGACGTTCTGGATGCTGAGGCTTCTTTGGAAGTGTAATTCATCAGCTATTGAGCAAATTAATAGCCACCTTTGGGGGGCCTTATAATTCTGGGGTCTGCACCGACATTGCCATCATAACGCACAAACCCGCTAATGTATTGAAACGAGCGCTGGCGCAGCATCAGCAGTTTATACAGCCCCGCGCGCTGGTGGGTGTGATCGATAATGGTTCAAACCCTGTAGTGTTAGTGGCCGACAGCTTGCAGCTACTTCGCTTTTAAACATCGTGAAGCATTGTTGCCTTAACGACTCCCCAATCATGCTCATTCTGAAGGGTCCTCCTGGCGGTTCTGAACACCGAGGGGGCGAGGACACGCGGAAATCGGCTAGTTTTTTGCATTTTATGGGCTTCATCATCATCCGTTTAACCTCTTGATATTTCAGTCCTGAGCATTTGCAGGATGTCGAAATGACTATTTTTTGTTCGCCATCATGGATAATGAACTAAAAAATTTCCGGCTGAATATCACTCAGCTGGCAGCCATTACCGATCTGCACCGGCAGACGGTCGCAGGCAAGCTTGCAAATGTGCAACCCGCACCCGGCAGCAATCCAAAACTCAAGCTTTATGCCATTACCGATATTTTGCGGGAGCTGATGACAAGCGCCACTCCGTCCGAGCTGGTGGACGTCGACAAAATGCTTCCCCCCGATCGTAAGGCCTGGTTTCAGTCGGAGCGTGAACGCCTCAAGTTTCAGCAGGAAACCGGGGAGTTGATCCCGGCATCGGAAGTCACCCGAGAGTTTTCCTCCATGGCGAAAGCGATGGTTCAGGTGCTGGAAACGTTACCCGATATTCTTGAACGCGATTGCGCGATGACCCCTGCAGCAGTTGTCAGGGTGCAGCAGGTTATTGACGATCTGCGCGATCAGATAGCCCTCAAAGTTGAGCAGGCCGACTCACCGGAACAGGAGGATATGCCAGAAGAGGAGTAAGTCATGCAACAGGCCACGGCAGCGGAAGTCAGGCGTAACGCTTCCGCCATTCTCAAAGCTCCTCGCCGTATGCCTGTGGCTGAGGCAGTACAGAAATTTATGCGCGTACCGATGGGGGCCGGTAACTCGGTCCCGTGGGATCCTGCCGTTGCCCCCTATGTTATTGAGCCAATGAACTGCCTTGCGCTGCGTGAGTACGATGCGGTGGTGTTTGTTGGCCCGGCGCGAACGGGTAAAACCATCGGTCTGGTGGATGGCTGGGTCGTATACAACATTGTCTGTGACCCGTCAGATATGCTCGTCGTTCAGATGACCGAAGAGAAAGCCCGCGAGCACTCAAAAAAGCGTCTGGCACGAACCTTCCGTGTCAGTCCTGAGGTAGCAAAACGCCTTAGCCCGTTGCGAAACGACAACAACGTGCACGATCGTACTTTTCTGGCGGGGAACTATCTCAAGATTGGCTGGCCCTCCATCAACATCATGTCCTCGTCAGATTTTAAATGCGTGGCGCTGACGGATTATGACCGTTTCCCTGAAGATATTGATGGTGAGGGGGACGGTTTTACCCTGGCTTCCAAACGTACCACCACCTTTATGTCTGCCGGTATGACCCTAGTGGAGTGTTCGCCTGGCCGGGACATTCGCGACAGTAAATGGCGTCGCAAGTCTCCCCATGAAGCGCCCCCCACGACTGGCGCGCTTTCTCTTTACAACCGTGGGGATCGCCGCCGCTGGTACTGGCCATGCCCGCATTGTGGTGAATATTTTCAGCCAGCGATGGAGGCGATGACCGGCTACCGCGATGAGCCTGATCCGGTGAAAGCCAGCGAGTCGGCCCATCTGCTTTGCCCGCATTGCAACGGCATTATCACGGCAGACAAAAAGCGCGAGCTGAACGGGGTGGGAGTCTGGTTGCGTGAAGGCCAGAGCATTGACCGTGACGGCAATATTTCCGGCGAGCCTCGCCGTTCGCGCATAGCATCGTTCTGGATGAAAGGACCCGCAGCCGCATACCAGACTTGGGCGCAGCTGGTGTACAAGCTGCTGACAGCTGAGCAGGAGTACGAGGCGACAGGCAGCGAAGAAACCCTGAAGGCGGTAATCAACACCGACTGGGGGCTGCCGTACCTGCCGCGCTCTGCCAGCGAACAGCGACGCGCAGATGCGCTAATGTTGCGCGCAGAAGACTACGGTAAACGCCTGGTCCCACCCAAAGTACGTTTCCTGCTGGCGGCCGTCGACGTCCAGGGGGGAAAAAAGCGTCGTTTTGTCGTGCAGATTATCGGCTATGGCGAAAATGGCGAACGCTGGCTGGTGGACCGCTACAACATCCGCCAGTCGCTGCGCTGCAGTGAGCATGGTGAGGCGGAGCCGATCCATCCCGGCGCGTATCCTGAGGACTGGCAACTGTTGGTTTCCGATGTGCTGGAAAAAACCTATGCACTGCAATCTGACCCGGCGCGGCGCATGCCGGTACTGGCGATGGCCGTCGACAGCGGTGGTGAAGAGGGCGTGACCGATAACGCCTACAAATTCTGGCGCCAGTGCCGCCGTGATGGCCTGGGTAAACGCGTCTACCTGGTCAAGGGCGATAGTACAAAACGCCAGAAAATCATCACCAAAACTCACCCGAATAATACCGAACGCAGCGACCGTCGCGCCGACGCGCGCGGCGAGGTGCCAGTGTATCTTTTGCAGACCGACCTGCTCAAGGATCAGCTCAGTAACAATCTGGATCGTGAGACGGCCGGAGCCGGATATATCCACTTTCCCGACTGGCTGGGGGAGTGGTTCTACGAGGAACTGACCTATGAAGAGCGGGGCGCCGACGGGAAATGGCGTAAACCCGGGAAGGGTGCCAACGAAGCTTTTGACCTGTTCTGCTATGCCCACGCCGTGGCTGTCCTGCGTGGCTACGAAAAAGTACGTGACTGGGAGAATCCTCCGGCATGGGCTGCGGCGCAGGATCTCAACCCAAATATTCATGAAGGGGAACGCCCCCGGGAGTTAACCGTGAAAAAAAGCAAACCTGCTCAGTCACCTGTCCAGGCTAAAGCTGAAAAGGGTACCGAACTGTCAGGAAACTGGCTGGGTGGTTCCGGTAAAGGGGGCTGGCTGTGACGAAAGACGACATCTGGAAAACGTTGTTGATGGTTCGCCAGGCCTATCAGGATTCGCTGGATGGCAAGAGTATTTCTTTTACAGGTGTAAACGGACGCGCCATCACCAACCACGATCCGAAAGCGCTGCGCGACGAGCTTGAATACTGGGAGCGGCGCTGGCGGAAGGTCAACAGCCGCGGCGGTTCGTACAAACTCGCTAACTTTCTGTAAGGCGTTCTATGGGCATTCTTGAAAAAACACTGGGTGCGCTGGCGCCGGGGTGGGCGGCGGCACGCGCGCGTGATCGTCTCCGCCTCAATGCGTATGAAGCGGCAAGCGCGTCCCGCCTTCACAAAGCGAAAAAACAGAGCCAGTCAGCGGACACGTCGGTATTTGCCGCAGGCCAGTCCCTGCGGGAGCAGGCCCGCTGGCTGGATGAAAACCATGATCTGGTGATTGGCCTGTTCGACAAAATGGAAGACCGGGTAATTGGCGCGCACGGTATACATGTAGAGCCGCAGCCTCTCGATCTGGATGGCAACCTTCATTCCGATTTCGCCGGGCAGCTGTCGGCGCTCTGGGCCGAGTGGTCCGTACGTCCTGAGGTGACCGGCATGTTTACCCGGCCGGAAGCCGAGCGCCTGCTGCTGCGCTCAGCACTACGTGACGGTGAAGTGTTTACGCAACTGGTCAGGGGGAATGTGCCGGGCCTGCAGCATGCCACGCAGGTACCGTTCTCCCTGGAAATGCTGGAGGCGGATTTTGTACCGTTCAACCTCAACAGCACCGCAGGCCAGCAGGTGCGTCAGGGCATCATCGTGAACGAGTGGGGGCGTCCCGTTGGCTACCGCGTTTACAAATATCATCCTGCAAACATGACGCGGTTCAGCGCCGACCTTAAAACTGTGTCTGCCGAGAACATGCTTCACCTGGCGCAACGGAAGCGCCTGCATCAGCTGCGCGGCATCAGCCTGATACACGGTGTAATTACACGGCTGTCGGATATCAAGGATTACGAAGAGAGCGAGCGCGTGGCCGCCCGTATTGCCGCCGCGCTGGGGTTCTATATCAAGCGTGGCGATGCGCAGTCTCTTGGCGATGAAAATGAGTTTTCAACGCCTGGCGGCCAGCGTCACTACGATATTGCGCCGGGGATGATTTATGACGATCTCAAGCCCGGCGAGGACCTGGGCATGGTGGAGTCAAACCGTCCGAATGTACACCTCTATGAATTCCGGAACGGGCAGATGCGGGCCGTGGCCGCCGGTACGCGCGGCAGCTATTCCAGTATTGCCCGGGACTTTAACGGCACCTACAGCTCCCAGCGCCAGGAGCTGGTGGAAAGCTTCGAAGGTTACAACGTTCTGCAACAGTGGTTTGTCGGGCAGCACAGCCGTCCTGTTTACCGCGCCTGGGTAGCGATGGCACTGCTGATCGGCATCGAAGTCCCGCCGGATGTGGATCCGAATTCCCTCTATAACGCGCTTTATCTCGGGCCTGTGATGCCGTGGATTGATCCGGGTAAAGAGGCCAGCGCGTGGAAAGCCATCGTGCGTGGCGGCGCGGGTACTGAAGCGGAATGGGCACGCGCCCGGGGTAAAAATCCGCAGGAGGTTAAACGCCAGCGGCTGCGTGAAACCGAATTTAACCGTCAACACGGGCTGGTGTT